TGGACGGTCAACAGCGTTAAAGCCGTTAAGAACGCCAGTGTAGTCAGCAAGAGCAGGGGTAGTTCCGTTCGAGCCGGAGGTTAGTGGTAGCACTGCACTAGTAGGCGCATTAGCAGTATCGCTAATGGTCATTGTAATGTTTTCAGATGAGTAGCCAATTACGGTAGGCGCAAAATCACTTGATACAGAGTTGTTGAAGACTACGTTGTTAAACTGCTCCAAAACAATGTCGTTAGTGACGTCGCTTCCGGTTCCTGCTACGGTCTCCTTGTAAACAGTTACGTCGAAGTAGCCTGAGCCTGCAGTTCCAGCAGTAATCTGTACACGAAGGTTGTTTCCATCAGCACCCTTGTTCTTAGCAGTGATAGTACCTACAGTACCGCTTACTGCTTTAGGGATGGCCACGGTCGCTGCAGCAGCGTCTGAGGCTAGAACACGGCGAACATAAAGTTCACTTCCGCCGTTGTAGAAAAACTGGCCTACTCCGAAAGTAGCTGGGTAAGATACATCGTATCCACCAAACTTCTTCACAAAGTCATACCATGAAGTGACCAAGGTCACGGTTTCTGGTCCCTGTGCAAATGCACCGAACGTAGCACCAGCAGCATTTGCGGTACCATTAACGGCGACAGGCGCAGGAAGTAGACGTTCATTAATGTAAACGCCTGGACGACTGTAAGTCATCATTGTCTCCTAACTAGGTTAATTTATTAAAGAAGGGGGGCCAAATTATGCAACAGTAGTAAACGTTCCAGAACCGACAAACTCAGGGTCTCCTGGTCTTCCACCAGCATCAGTAGAGTTCGGCTCATCGAGGTGTACTTCTTGTACCTGATATAGCGTACGCATAATACCTTGAGAGACCTCACTTGAGACTCGCACAGTAATAGCGTTTATGAACAGGCGCTTTGCTTGTTCAGTGGCATCTCGTTTTGAGATACCCATGACATCCATACGGCGGACGGTTCCATCGTCCAACTGCAGCATGCCAAATCTTTGGGGTAGTTTCTGAAAGTTAATCTGAGTGAGTAGCTCACGGTCGTGACGAGGGTGGCGGCTAAACACAGTGACCTGGTAGTCGATGTTAACCGGGATAGGAATGTCCACTTCGAAAGACTGGCCGACTGGCAAACCAGCAGGGGCTAGGTAGTCTTTGCTAGTCTTGCCACGCATTTCACGGGTAGGGTCACGCTGAATGTCAATCATGTCAATTGTGACGTAAGGGTAAAGCTGAGGGGTTAGCTCTTGGTCAGGCTGCCCAAAGTACACACGAACAGCACGGTCAACATCTTGACCATCAGCCTTTTGGTCGTGAACAACCATGCCTAGTAGCGAGTCCCGCAACGCCTTGTCTTCTGACAAAAGAAAAGTCATTTCTTACCTCCCATGTGCTTGCCAAGATGCTTAACGAACTCGGCAGATGCTCCAGTAGGGTTGTTTTTGTATTTGCGGATAACTGCGGTAGGACGAGCAGTCTCGTTACCGTACTCGTGAGTTAGGGCATCGCCAACATACTTATCGTGTACGTACACGTTAAACTTCTTGTCGTGAAAACGAACGTGCGTGTTCTCCACGACCTTGCTATCCCAGCCGTGGTCAAGTGCGCTCTGACGAATTTGGCCCTCTATGAACTGGGCGGTGTCGTGAGCGGCGTTATGGAGGTTATTTAGTATGCTTCTCAACGTCTTTACCTGTGTGGGATTTTGGTTGCTGAAACTGGTTCCGTACGTAGCCTGAGACTAATTGGCCAAACATAGCTTCTTGACGGTTATTGGGGCGGTAGCCACCAGCACCACGAAGAAACTCTTCTCTTTCCTGGAACAAGAGGTAATCATTCACTCTTTTCCACCAGGGGTTGAAGTTGGAACTCATCAGCAAAATCCTTTTCAGGCGCAAACTACATACGTAGAGGGAATCCCGCACGGAATTCCATACCTTAAGGATAAGGATTATTGGCTGGGATTAAACGCTAAATGGTGTTTTCTTTATGTAGTCGTTGTTCTGGTGGGTCTTCAGAGAGTGGCAGTTGTGGCATAAAGTCTGCAGGTTGGCCGGGTCGTTGTTCTTTTTATCCCCGTCAATGTGGTCTACGCACAGCTGGACTGAGTGCTCGGGTATAAAGGCGCACCACTCGCAGAGCTCCCCCTTGTGGAACACCCATGGGCGCTCGGTGGCTTTCTGGCTAGACTTAAAAGCATGCTTGCAACGCCAGTATGGGGTGCCATCAGCTTTGAGGTTTCCACTTGGTCTAAGGGCCACCAGCCGCCCACAGAGGGTACAGTCCCCGACCATGTTCTCTGGGTCAACGTTGGTTATCTTATGCTGCATGTATACAGGGTAACAAAAAAGGCCCCTGTTGCCAAGGGCCTCTGATGTTTGTGTTGGCTTACTTCTTTGAGGCAGACTTCTTCTTCTTGCACTCAGCACACTTACCACATGAGCAAGACTTCTTCTTGACGTCCTTGATAATCTTGGCGTCCTTATTCTTGTCTTCTGCCATAGTCTTAGGCTTCTTGTGGGCCTCGTCCTTCTTCTTGAACTCCGCCTTTTCCTTAGGGGTCATACCCTTAGTCATCTCGGCGTCCTTCTTCTTGTCCTTGGCTTCGGTGTACTTACCCTTCAACCAAGGTGGCATCTTCTTGTCAGACTTCTTCTCAGCCATTACTTGCCTCTCTTTACTCTGTTAACGAGCTTTCTAATTGGGTTTTTTGAACCTTTAGCAACTTTGCCGCCCATACCAGAAGCAGTGCCCTTAGGTGCCGGCATAGGTCTCATTGTTGGCTTACTTGATTTTGATTCTTCTTTTGCTTTTGGGCTTGTGTCATACTGTGGTGCCATGGGTTTTTTAACTTTTTTCTTAGCCTTCTCATCCCTTGGGTCCTGTTTTGCAGGCTTCGGAGGGTTAGCCTTCATGTTGTCGTACTTACCGTTAGGTAGCTTAGGTGTTCCATTAGCCATTAGTTGGCTCCTTCTGTTCTTTACCGCAAGTGCAGTTTCCGTTACACATCAGTTTACTACTTTCTGTTTTCTTTTAAGTGCTTTTCCGCAAGTTTAAGGCGCTTAACCTTGTCACCTGGCGGTAAAGCAGCTACTTCCGCAGCTTGACGCTTCTGCTTAAGCTGTGCTGGTAGTAGGACTTTTTTAAAACCCTCTCCCGGAGCCAGCAAGGTGTCCGGTGAGGTTCTAAGCCTAGTCATTCTTGGCATTACTTACCTACTCTACGTTTGTTTTCTTTGCCTACGTTCTTGCCGTGCTTCATTGGGCGCAGATTAGACTTGCTGTCGTTCTTCTTGTTGTTGTCCTTGTGGTCAACATCAACATCTTTAGGGAGCCTACGGCCACTCTTGGTCTCGTAGTCTTCACGAGCCTTGTTCTTAGACTCGGTACGCCAACCATCCTTGGTCTTAACCTTCCAGACGTAAATCTCACGGCCACCATTCTGGGCAGAGCCCTTGTAAGGGCCAAACTTCTTTCGGGTGCCTACTTTAATTTCTGCCATTATCGGTGTCTCGCTGTCTTCTTTGCAATGTTCTTTGGTTGAGGGACGAACTGCTTCCCATCCTTGCCCCCATCACCCTTAGCCTTAGCCCTGTTGGTGGCTCTCTTTTCGGCAGGGGTCAAGTCTTCCCAAGCTTTCTTAGGAAGGTAGCGTTTTTTGCCCTTAGACGGCTTACCGTCTGAGGTTCCCCACTCTTCCTTAGTCCACTTGTCTAGGGACCGCTGAGACTTTGCTTTAGCCATTAGTTTTTGTAGCCTCCGCCAGCCTTCTTGTATTCAGATGCCAACAACTGTGCCTTACGGGCTGACCACTCGCCCGGGTCGCCGCCCTTTGTGCCAGCCTTAATCTTCTTAAAGAGTGACGCACGTAGACCAGGCTTGGTGTAGTTACCTGCCTCGTTTACTTTAGATTTAGACTTAGTCTTTTTTTCTGCCATTTGATTTTCCTGCCGGGTTGTCTTTGTGCCATTTACGGGTGCCCTTGATACCTTCTTTAACGGTTTTGGCTCCAGCAACTTTGGTCAAGTTCATCTTGTCGTACTTACCAGTCTTTTTAGCGGTGTGGTCGACAATTACGTCGCCCTTCTTACCAATACCTTTATTGGACTTTTTCTTAGTGACTACGTGGCCTACGCCATCTTGAGTACGTACTTTAGCCATTATTTTCTCCGTGCTCTTTTTGCGGCAGTTGCGTCTGCCTTGTTGCGTGTTTTGGGGGTAACTAGGGACACGATTTCGCCGTCTAGCTTAATCGTGCCACCTTTAGCGACCTGAGCTTTAGACAAAGCCGGCCTGGCGTTTCTATCGATTGGGTCCTTAGCTGGGTTCCAAACTGACGGCAGTGCGCTTGCCATTCTGTTGCCCGCACTCTTTGAGCCTTTACGTGCGAGAGGCATTACCACTTCACCTTGTCAGCCCAGTAAGCAGCTGACATCTTTCCCTTAGCAATGTTCTTTCCGTGGCGAGCTTTGAAGCTCTTGCGCTTAGCCTTCATGCGCTCCGACTCCCCAGCCTTTGGCTTGCCAGCAGTTTCCGCACCCTGCTCACCAAAGCGGATAGTCTTAATCTGGTCGCCTTCTTTAGCCACAACAACGTGCGACTTCTTTGCGCCTGGAGTAGCCTTAGGCTTGTTGTAGCCAGATACTCCAGCACGAGTTAGTCGTGGGTCTTTTTTACTTACTGCTTTTTTCTTTTCAGACATTTTACTTTCCTTACCAGCTCGTCAGAGCTGTTCGTCTCCATGTGTTGGTTGCAACACATACGTACAAAAATCCTGAGGCATAAGCCATCTGCCCAGCAACTCCCGTAGAAGTCGCAGTCGCAGGTACGGCTACCCAAGGACCTATCTTAGTGTCTAGGTAATCTAGAGCGGTGTTCAGGGTGGTACCCCAGTTTGTCTGACCTACTGTAGGTTTAACAAGAGGCATAATTACTCTCCGTATCTATCTGAGCCATAGCCGCCTGCGCCATAGCCACTGATTCGTGGTTCATTTGTAGCGGCCAAGGCGTACCGCTGGAATTGTGGGTCGTTTACTAGTTCTTCTGAGTTTACCTGATTGCAGTCAACTGTTACTACTGACCAGCGGTAGCCAAAAGAACCACGGGGGATAACACGTGTAGGAACAAAGACTTGATTACGGTACAGGATGCGGTCTTTGATGTGCTGGTTTGACTCTGTTAGAAGCCCAGGCAAAAGACGTTCAACATCTCCAACGTTCATCACGAGGCGAAGAGTGTCTGTCACGTAGAAACCACGTTCGTTCATGATGTTAGTACCACGTACAAGTTGCGCCATGATTACAGGGAATTTAAACGGCAACATCCAACGCCTACCCTTACCCGCTTCGCTAGAAGATACGTCGTAAATAGCGTCCACAATGTTTACGTAGTTTTCTTCTAGGTAGTAGTCTTGCCAGCGGAACCAGTCAACGTCAACCCCAACAGTACCGCCGAGTTCTTCGGCCATACCCTCGTACATAGACTTGGCTTCGTAATCCATACCAAATCTTGAATTACGGTCCGTTCCTTCTTTTCCGCCACGCATGGGGGTCTCCTAGTTAGGCTTTCCTACACTACGCAAGTAGTTGTGTTCAAATTGCTTAAGGTGTCCGACTGCATTGATAAACCCGTATAGTGCTGGGGCCTGGTCTCCGCCTACCACTTCAGCAGTAAGGCTATCGGCCACGTTGGTAGACACCTCTCGAAGACCGGCAGCAACGTATGCTTTAGCCTTATCAAGGAACTGCGGGTCCTCATCTACATAGTCCAATAGTTGTCCAAACTGGTTAAAGAACAATATTTCGTCTTCTCCTTGAACCACCGGTCCTTGAAAGGTTGTTACAAATTTATACTCCATGTTACCACTTTCCTAGAGGGCACTCAGCATCGTGCACTTTTGTTTTTACGTTCATAAAGCACATGCACTCACGGCATTGACGAGTTGGGCTAAAGAACTTTTCACAGCTCTTGCAAATCTCGTAACGTACTTTGGGGTCTTTTAGGTCTTCCTTGTTTTGTTCCATGTGCCCTACTTTAGATAGAAGTTGTTTAGGGCGGCGCTTTGTCCAGAGCTTGATGGGGCAACAATGATGCCTGCTAAAGCGGTGGTGGTCGGACTGGTAGCCGTGTAGGTGTTGCTGTTTAGCAGGGACTCTTGGCTTCCGGCGCTGTAGGCACTGACGGTTATGTCGTTGTTAGACGTGGTTACCTTGATGCTTCTAACTGCGGCGGAGTGGGAGTAAGTTGCCATCGTGGCAACTGTGCCAGAGGTGTTTTTAATGATACGTGTGTTGTTAGAAACTGTAACGGTTTCTGTTGCTGCGTAGGTTGACGCTGCGGTGCAGTAATCACCGCTTCTAGTGCCACCATTAGGGCATGTAGGGTACGCTGTTGTGGTTCGACACGGGTCGCTACCGCCAGTAGTGCAGGTAGAACCGTTAGTCACTCTACAGTTTGGCTGACCGCTGTAAATGCCATACGTTGCGCCACCTGAGCAAGCATAAAGCACTGCGGGAGTTTGACACTGGTTATTGATGCACGACCCACCGGCGTTGTTACAGCCAGTCCCACAAGGCGACCCAGTAGGTTCGTAGCCGTTATACGTGTAGAGTAATGACGGTTCGTAAGTGTAGTATTCCGCCGTGTAAACTCCGTCATTTGTGGTTACTGGCGGAGAGAACGTGGTGGTGGTGGTATTACAATTGGTTCCGCTGACTGTACCGCCACTTGGGCACGAGTAGGTGCTAGTCGAAGTTGCCGAGGTAACTGCCGCCCACCAGTTGTTTGTGTTGGTAACCCAGAAAGCCACTCCTGGTCCGGCACCAGTAGGGATGTCTACACGGACATCTACGTTAGACAATCCTGATACTGCTTCTACAGTAGCGAGAGGATAGCTAGAAGCGGCTGTGGCAGTGCTTGCCAAGTTGCTGGCAATAGACCAGCTTCCAGTGGTAGCAGTCCAAGTAGCTATCTGGTTTGAGGTAGCCCCCAAAGAAGCTGCGTTTGTGCGGTCAAAAGTATCCCTGATAATTGCAGCAAACCACTCACGCCAAGTACCGTCTACCTTGACAAATCCTTTGCGGGTAGGTTTCCATGCACCAGAAACTTTTACGTAGGCAGAATCAGCGGCACGCTGAGCGCCGCTAACTTTAATAAAACCCGACATAAAAGAACCTCCGTACCTATCTATTCTGCCTTATAGAAGTCCATGTTTCTGGCTAAGCGGTCGTCGTCTGGGTTGAGACGCAGGGCAATTCCGCCGTAGCGATAAGCCTCTTTCTTATCCCCAAGATTGTAGGAAGCAATAGCGGCTAAGTCGTACGGCAGGCCGCCCCAAGCGAACTCCTCACAAAGATAGTCCAATGGCTTTTCATCAACAAGCAACGCAAGTTTGGCCCAGTCTAAGCACTCTTCCCAGTTCTGTCGAGTGTAGTAGTACTGAGCTAACTCCACCTTGGCTTCTCTTCTGCCAGGCGCTTCTTGGATTGCCTGTACTAGGTAATCTTCAGCGTTCTCTGGCGCACACTTTGCCATGTATCTGTACGAAGCAGCTCGTTCTGGACCCCACGTTGCTTTCGGGTTAGATACGTGACGTTTAAACATCTGAATAGCCTTATCGTACATCTGGTTAAAGAAGTACTCACGGGCTAGGTAATACTGATTGCGGTCATCAGTAGGGTCTTCTTTGACTGCAAGTTCTAGAAGAGGGAAGTACTGCCCACGGCTCTTAGTGTCGTCTGGGTGATGGTGGATTTCTAAACCAATCCACTCCTGTACCTCTTCGGTGCGGTCGGCAACTATTACTTCGTGGACCGGATGCTTCCAGCGGTATCCTTGTCGTCTATGGATTTTATCCCCTCCATATTGGAGGCCAGGCGTATCACCGTTCCAAGACCAGGTGTACTGATAGCGAGGACGAGTAGTCTCTGGGTTAACCTGCTCAAGATGCTCACGCCAGCCTTCCACAAGGACCTCATCCATGTCCAAAGCAATACAGAAATCAATATCGGAAGGAAGCAAAGCGAGAGCAGCATTCCTAGCATCATCAAACCTCCAAGGGCTAATGGAAGCAACAGCAACTTCAACACCCAAGGAAGCGGCAACAGCAACCGTATCGTCTGATGAGCCAGTATCAAGAATAAAGCGGTAATCTGCACCCTTAGATGACTCCGCCCATCGTTCGACAAATTGTTCCTCGTTCTTTGCAATCGTGTATACAGCAATTTTCATACCATTAACTTTCTGGGGTAGTCCGTGCATACGGCGTACGCCGTATCTTTATACGAGTCTAGGTTAGACAAGTCTAAATCAACCACAATTGAATTACGTGGTGAAGTTTCTCCCGGGTAAACCCACACCTGACCAGTGCTTGTCAGGGTATACCTGTCCTCTTCGTGCCAGAAGTAACGCAGAGAAGTCAAGCTGTCGTTAAAGTAGGCTAACGCCTCTTGGTTCTTGCAGTGGAACCACGCCTTGTCGGCAATCTTGGAAAGGAAGGTGTAGTCAACCTGATACTGAGCGTAGTCATGGCCTAGCCAAAGTGTGCCGCCAATAAACCAAATGTCTACCTCAACCTCGTAGCCTTGAGCAATTGCGTCTAGCAAATAGGCTGGTTGGTTCTCTGCAACGCTTGGGCCGTTGACATTCCCTCGGTGAGCAATCTTAATCAAGGCTTCTCCGGATGTACTCGTTCATGTCCTCAGGGGTCCCGACGCCGTGCATCTCAAACACGGGGAAGTGGCTAATAAGTTTACCGTCAGCTATAGCCTCGTTGTATACAGGGGCGATGTAGAACTCGCCATTGGTACGGATGTCCTTGGCAATCATTTGCTCGGCGTATTTAACGTAGTCTGAGCCACGTGTCCAGCCATAGATGCCCACGTTTGCTGTGTTGCTGATTGCTTGCTTTTCAGCGACCTCTGTAACGTGGTTTAGGTCACCTTTCACATAAGACCACTTAGGGTCAGAGGCCTCGAACACTGCAGTTCTACCAGTGTACTCAGGGAACCAAAACAAGAACTGGTCTGGGTCCCATTTAACTATCTGGTCAGAGTTGGCAATTATTAGCGGGGTGTAGTTGTCAATTAGTTCTTTGGCTAGGAGGCTAGTACTTGCAGCACCCTCAGTCAGGCCGTCTACCTCGATGATTGAGCAACCAGGAGCAATCTCGTCCAGCAGGTCATCGAGGTGGTATTTGACACGGTGCTCTTTCTGCACCAAGAAGATGTGGTGGCCTTCAACATTGAGGCTTTCCACCACGTGCTGAATCATGGGCTT